GGCAACCAGAGCGCCGCCACAAACACGGGCGACCAGAGCGCCGCCACAAACACGGGCAACTGGAGCGCTGCTACAAACACGGGCGACCAGAGCGCCGCCACAAACACGGGCAACTGGAGCGCCGCTACAAACACGGGCAACCGGAGCGCCGCCACAAACACGGGCGACCAGAGCGCCGCCACAAACACGGGCGACCAGAGCGCCGCCACAAACACGGGCAACTGGAGCGCCGCCACAAACACGGGCAACTGGAGCGCTGCTACAAACGCGGGCGACCAGAGCGCCGCCACAAACACGGGCGACCAGAGCGCCGCCACAAACACGGGCAACTGGAGCGCCGCCACAAACACGGGCTACCAGAGCGCCGCCACGGTTGGAGGAGCGGAAAGCATTGCGGTCGTTACCGGGTATGGCAGCAAAGCGAAAGGCGCTGTCGGCTGTTGGCTGGTGCTCACGGAACGTGATGAAAAAATGCACATTTTAGGCGTTCAGGCTGTTTGCGTAGATGGAGAAACCATCAAAGCGGATACGTTTTATATGCTGAAAAACGGCGCGATTATAGAGGTGGATGAATAATGAAAGACAAGAACAAGAAGCTGTTTCACAGCCTGCTTGATCTGGTTCTTGAAAAGCAGAACAGCGAAGTGGATGCAGGAATCGACATGAATGTTTCTACACTGGGGTATACCGCTTCGGTTTGGCTGATGAATGTCGAAGACAAAAAGATCACTGGGGCGAAGGAATATTATACCCGCATTGGTGATGAAGCATGGGCGAAAACGAAAGACGGGAAAACGAAAATCGTGCGTGACGAGGATGTTTTGGAGGCACTGCGCAATGCGTGATACTATCTCCGGCTGCCCCGAGCGGGCGTTAGAGCCGCCGGAGAGGGCAGACCAGAACAGGCTTAACAAGCTGCAGGATATGCGCGAGGCGGAAACAGCTATCGGGTTGTATCTGGAGGATTACAAACACCTATTCAGCATCGAGATTAAGAACTTCTTGCTTGATTTACGGATTGCTGTGCAGGACTTTGAACAGGAGGACGAACCATGAATTTATACGAATTGACGCAGGAATTTGCGACTGCAATGCAGGCTATCACGGTAGACCCTGAGACCGGCGAGGTCAGCGGCTTTGAGGCTGTAGACGGTCTGGACGCGGCGTTTGAGGACAAGGCCGAAGCGTATGCCGTCACCATCAAGAACCTTGACGCGGAGGTTAAGGCGCTCAAGAACGAGCGTGACAACCTCAAAGCGCGAGAGGATGCGACCAAGAAGCGCATGGAGTACATGAAGCAGCACCTTGCAGACAGTATGCTTGCTGTAGGCAAAGACAAGATCAGCACGTCGAAGGCTGCGCTGTCGTTCCGCAAGAGTATGCAGGTGAACATTACCAATGACGTAATGGTGCCGGACGATTTGTGCAAGGTGGTTATCGACCGCAAGCCGGACAAGACGGCAATCGGCAAGCTGCTGAAAGCGGGCGAGACAGTACCGGGCGCGGAACTGGTGGAAAACATGAATTTGCAGGTGAAGTGATATGGCAGAAATTTATCAGGCGATTATCGGCGTTATGTCCGATATTGGCGTAATCGGCAAGGAAAAGAAAAACGCACAGCAGGGATTCAAGTATCGCGGCGTTGACGACGTGATGAACGCTTTGCAGCCGGTTATGGTGCAGCACGGATTGTTTGTTGTGCCGGAGATCATCGACCAGAAGCGCGAGGAGCGACAGACAAACCGAGGCGGAAATCTGATTTACTCGGTCTGCACGGTGCGGTACACGTTTTACGCCAAGGACGGTAGCAGTGTGCAGTGCGTTGTGATCGGTGAGGGCATGGACAGCGGCGACAAGGCAACCAACAAGGCTATGAGCATTGCGTTTAAGTATGCCTGCTTTCAGGTGTTCTGCATTCCGACCGAGGAAATGAAAGACCCGGACGCAGAGGTGCACGAGGTAACGCCGAAGAGCAAGCATACAGAGAACCCGGCTGTGGAGGCTGTTAGAGCCAAGGCAAACGAGGTCAAGAAACTGCTTGTTAAGGTAACGGGCAGTAAGGAAAATGCACAGGCTGTTTGGGAAAAGCATTACAAGGCGGATTCGGGCGACATTGTGAAGATGAACGCCGCGTTGATCGAGTTGAACGACAAGCTGAAACAGATTGAGGCGATGAGCAATGACGCATGAATTCGATCGTGCGCATGTAGTGCACAATGACCTCGGAAACTGGCTGTGTCTGCACATCAAGAACGCGCCTATGGCGCGCGTAGAGTGCGAGCAGATGAAAGAGGGCAAGTTATATTGCGCAGAGGTGAAGCGCAGGTATGACAAGCGCTCAGGGCGGGCAAACGCTTATGCGTGGGCTTGCATGGGCAAGCTGGCTGCAAAGCTGGGTATCAAGCGGGAGGAAGTGTACCGGCAGTTCATCCCCGAAATCGGGGACAATTATCGACTTGTGCCGTATGTGAACGGTCAGCAGAGAGACTTTATCGCTGACCTGTGGAGCAAGCAAGGCCTCGGATGGGTAACGCAGGATTGCAATGGCGGTTATCTGATGTGCTTCTACGGGTCGAGCACTTACAACACCTTACAGATGGGTCGGCTTATCAATCTGATCGTGCAGGACTGCAAGGAGCAGGGTATTGAAACCGAACCGGAGAGTACGGTGATTGGTTGGCTGAGTAAATGGAAGCCGGAGGAGCGCGGGGTATGAAGTGGAGAAACTACAAGAGATTTGCAAGAAACCCCGGCGAATTTTCGCACAAATACGAGTGCTGGGCTTATAACCACAGAGGTTGGGCAAAGATGAAAAAAGCAAATCGCCGGACGGCAAAGCGCAGACTGGAACGCGCGGCGAGAAAGGACATGGAAGAATGAGACGGCAGACCAAGTTTACCGGCATCAGTCCGGCGGTATGGCGCGAATGCTGGGAGAGGGACGGCGGCATTTGCCGCCACTGCGGGAAAGGCGGTGTGCTGCAAGCGTGCCATTTTGTATCGAGAGCACGCGGCGGCATGGGTATCACGACAAACCTTGTGATGCTGTGCCCGGAGTGTCACCGGGAAATGGATCAGGGCGACGGAAAGGAAATCAAGCGGGAAATGCGGGAGTACCTGCAAAGCCTCTATCCGCTGTGGAGTGAGGAAAACCAGAAGTATACGAAAGGGACGGGACGATAAATGGAAAAGTTACTGCTTACGCGCAAGGAAGCGGCGGATGCGCTGAACATCAGCGTGGACACACTGGACGAAATCCACAAGGCGGGTTATATCCGCTGCGTGCGTATCGGCGCTCGGGTGTATTACACGCCGGAAGAACTGAAATCGTACATCACGAAGGAGATTTGCAAATGCTGAATAAGATCATCTTACAGGGACGGCTTACCAAGGATTTGGAGCTGAGACACACGCAGTCTAATACGGCTGTAGCAAGCGGTACGATTGCGGTACAACGCAGCAGAAAGGATAACAACGGAGAATATCAGAGCGACTTCTGTTCCGTTGTCTTGTGGGGCAAGCTGGCAGAGCACGCAAGCACATGGTTCCACAAGGGCGATATGTGCATTGTTTCCGGCCGTTTGGAAAGCCGTGACTGGCAGGACAAGAACGGCAATAAGCGCCGCTCTTGGGAAGTGCAGTGCGAAAGCATCGACTTCTGCGGCGGCAAGAGCGAGGGAAAGCCACAGAAGCAGGAAGAAAGCGATTTTATCTCAACGGATGAAGAATTCGACGAGCTGCCGTTTTAAGACAAGGTGAGGGACGATGAACGGGCACATTAAGCTGCACCGTGCGCTTACAGAGTGGGGGTGGTACAAAGACCTCCCCACCTGCAAGCTATGGCTTCACATCCTGCTGAGAGCCAATTATAAGGCTTGCGAGTGGCAGGGCATAGAAATACCACGCGGTGCGTTTGCAACAAGTTATGCGGCACTCTCGGCGGAAAGCGGACTGTCTGTGCAACAGGTACGGACGGCGCTCGGTAAACTGAAAAAGACCGGCGAAATCACGGTGGAAACCAATCGGCACTACACCGTGATTACCGTCAGCAAGTATGACGAGTATCAAAGTGCGCCGGACGAAGTGCCGACAGCGGCAAAATGTCCGTCGAAGCCTAAGCCGAAAACAAAGACCCAAGAAGCCGATAAGAAACTCGACCTGACGGAACGATTTTCGGAGCCGGTATGTTCGGCGGTTCAAGATTGGATTAGATACAAGAAGGAGCGCAGGGATGCATACGAGCCAACTGGTCTCAGAAACCTTCTCACGATGATTGAAAACCGCGTAAAGCAGCACGGAGAACAGGCAGTAGCCGAGGTTATCCGGCTGAGTATGTCGCAAGGTTGGAAGGGTGTCATTTGGGACAGAATCGAAGACAAGCCGAAGAAAACCAAAACGGATGCGCCGATGTTTAACGGTGCGCCCGCCGCCAGTGACTGGGAAAATGAGTGGGCGGCACGAGTGAAAGCCAGCAGAGGTGAAAGATGAAATTTGTAATCAAAGGCCCGCTGCCGGGACTGAATGAGCTGATCGAGGCAGAGAGACGACACCGGCAGGAGGGGGCACGGCTGAAAAAGCAGTGCGAAACCGTTGTGATGCACGCGGCACGGCAACTTGGCGGTGCGGAGTTTCAGGAGCCGGTGTATATGATTTACCGGTGGTATGAGAAAGACCGACGGCGGGACAAGGATAATATCTGCGCGTTCGGGCGCAAGGTTATTCAGGATGCGCTTGTTAAAGCGCGGTATCTGTCGAACGACGGTTGGAAGAATATCCGAGGATTTGAAGATCACTTTGAGGTGGACGCGAAGAATCCGAGGATTGTGGTAGAAATTTTGGGAGCGGATGAGGATGAAACAGGTTAAATGTAAATTCTGCGGACAGGGCGGCAAGCTGAAAGCCGAGAGCAAGGCCGAGAGCCTACTGACGGACAAGCTCAAGGAGCTGCGGAAGGAGCTGCTGACAAAATGAAAGCACCTGCTTTTCAAACCGAGGCACAGAAAACTTTCTGCCAGACGTTCCAAAAACTATGCAGCCATACAAGTGCATGGCAGGTGTGGAGCGACTTCGTACAGCTGACTGCGATTGCGTTGTCAAACCGCTGCGATATGCAGGAAAAGCGCGAAAAGCAGTATAACGAGATCATGCAGCAGTACGACAGAGCGGAACAGAGCGTTTTCGCAGAACTGTTTTCACAAATGGTGACGGCACTGGAAGAGCAGCCAGAACAGGATTTCCTTGGTGATATGTTTATGCGGCTGGAACTTGGAAGTCATTGGCATGGTCAGTTTTTCACTCCGTACAGTGTGTGCAGGCTGCTGTCGTCGGTAACGATCCGAAGTGCTGTCGAACAGGTAGCAGAACACGGATACTGTAAGGTGAACGACTGTGCGTGCGGTGCGGGTGCAACGCTGATCGCGGCGCGAAACAGTCTGAAACACACGGGCATCGGAACGGATCAGGCGTTGTTCGTAGGGCAGGACGTAGACCGCACGGCGGCGCTGATGTGTTACATTCAACTCAGTCTGCTTGGCTGTGCCGGTTATGTGGTGATTGCGGATACACTGTCAAACCCGGCAGTGGGAAAAATCATTCCACGCCGAAAAGCAGGGCAGGACATCTGGTTCATGCCGGGATTGTATTTGTCAGATGCCTGGTGTGAACGGATACGATGGGAGATGATGATGTGCAACTGACAGAAAAATTGATCGACCGATTGCTGGATGTGTATATACAGTCAGACAGCGACCTGCAGATTGTCAAGAGTCAGCTGGAGATCATTCTGTATGATTACGATGTCCGCCCAAAGGAAACAGCAATCGTGCCCTATGGCAAAACGCGCAATGAGGTGCTGATGAAGCGATTTGCAGTCGCCAAAGCAGTTGCAGGCCGCAGTCCGCGCACAATAGAAGTTTATCTGCAAGCCGTGGGACTGTTCTTGCGTACAATCCAGAAAAATGCGGACGAGGTGCGCAGCGAGGATATACAGGTGTATATCGCTCAACTGATGACCAAAGGACGAACGAAGACATACTGCAATGACGTTAGACGGTTTCTGTCCAGCTTCTACACCTATTTGACTAAAGAAGAGATTATAACCAGAAATCCGATAGATCGCGTGGAAGCTATTAAGTGCAAGCGCAGAAAAGAGCCGGCGTTTACTGATATGGAAGTTGAGCGAATGCGTGTAGCTTGCAGAACGTCATTTGAAACAGCAATAATCGAAACGCTGCTGTCTACCGGATGCCGCGCCGCAGAGGTGTGTGCAATCCGAAAGGACGACATCAACGGCGATAAAATTACTGTGACCGGTAAAGGCGACAAGGTGCGGACGGTATACCTGAGTGCAAGAGCTCTTGTTGCGATCAATGCATATCTTAAGGAACGCAGCGATAACAACGAATATCTGTTTCCGAGGCGCATTGCGAAGCCATCACGCAAGGAGGCTTGGTTTCGAAATCCGGATATGGTCGCAGAGGGGCATTTCTCACGCGAAAGCGTGAATTGCTTGTGTAAGCGCGTTGCTGAAAGGGCGGGCGTTCAGGGCGCTCATGCACACCGTTTTCGCCGGACTTGTGCAACATTTGCTCTGCGGCGCGGTATGCCGATCGAAATGGTTTCCATGATGCTCGGGCATGAAGAGCTTTCTACGACACAGATTTACTTGGATGTGCGAGAGAGCGATCTTCAGATCGCACACGAAAAATACGTTTTTTGAGGTGATAACCGTGAAAACCGATGAACTGATTATGGCTTTGCGGAAAAGGAAAAACAATGGCTGAGTATATTGAACGTGCCGTTGGAGTACATCATGCAGGCAAACATCGAGAAGCTGGAACGACGGTATCCTGATGAATTTTCTAATGAGGCGAGCGTGAATCGTGAGGAGCGCGAAAATGGGTAATACAACCCGATGTAATTCGCTTGAAAGGAGAATGAGAGATGGAAATAGCGGCAGCGGTTCGCAAGCGTAAATCTCCGCCGCTCGGCAAGCGCCCATGGACATCGGAGGATGAAAGCTATCTGGCAGAGAAGTGGGGCTATGCATCGGTGCCTGCCATCGCGAAGAAATTGAACCGCACGGAGAACGCGGTCGTTGTTCGGGCACAGCGGCTCGGCTTGGGAGCCGTGCTGATGGCAGGCGGGTACGTCACGCTGAACCAGCTGCTCGCCACAGTGACAGGAAGGGAACGCGGCACAACCTACCAGCGCAAAAGCTGGGTAGAGAACCGTGGCCTGCCGGTACACCGAAAGAAAGTTCGCCAGTGCAGCTTTCCCGTGGTCTATCTGGAGGAGTTCTGGGAATGGGCGGAGCGCAACCGCAGTTTCCTCGACTTCTCGAAAATGGAGCCGCTGGCACTCGGCTGGGAACCGTCGTGGGTCGCAGAGCAGCGCAAAAAGGATTACCGCGCCTGCGCGATCCAACGCAAAGACCCGTGGACGGCAGACGAGGACAGTCGCCTTAAAATGCTGCTCAGTCAGCACAAATATACATGGGCGGAGCTGTCAGAGATGCTGCACCGCACGACTGGCGCAATCCAGCATCGATGTCGTGATCTCGGAATCAAGAATCGCCCAGTCAAGGCAGATAATCACGGCAAAAGCGCAGTGTGGAACGAGCGCGACTATGCGATTCTGGCGGACGGTATCCGTCACGGTGACAGCTACATGGAAATTGGACAAGCGCTCGGCAAGTCGGAAAAGGCGGTGCGCGGAAAGGTCTACACGGTGTATCTGACCGAAAACGCGGATAAGGTGCGCGAATACATGGGCGATGGTACGTGGGGAGCCGGTGCGCCGGAACCGAAAGTCAAACAGGCGGTGCATTTGTCCGCTACAAGGACGGAGGTGCGAAAGCAGCTGTCATATCTCGAGGGTCTACTGCGGAAACGGGCGAATGACCTGGGCTACGATCCGTATTGGCAGCGTTTTATGTGCCAGAACTGGGACGACTTCGGTGGGTGCTCTGCCAGATGCGCGAATTGCGATGACTGCACAGAATTTCGGCGTATCCGTCCGCAGTATTGCGCTCGGTGCGGCGGCACGTTCTACGAGAGGAAAGAGAACCGTTTCTGCGGTGCCTGCCGGACGGCAAGGAAAAAGAAAGCACAGCGGCATTGGTGCCGCGTCAATCATAGCTGAACAGGAGAGGAGAACAACTAAATACCGATAAAATCTCTATGGCGTGTGTATGTGACGACTTTTCATGCGCTGAAAGAAGCGGAAGAAAGAAGGGTGAAGGAAAACGATGTGGAATAAGTTTATTGATGATTGGAGAACTCCGGTCGAATACATTGACCGTGAAGCGGCGAACTTAGCTCTTGCGGAGCAAGGCTTTGATTGGAATAAAGCAAAACAGGCTCTTGCGAGTGTGCCTGCCGCCGATGTTGTGCCGGTGGTGCGGTGGATTCCGATAACCGAACGCCTGCCAAAACCCGAAACCGAAGTGATGATTGTCTGCAATAGAAATGGCAGGCGATTTATTGCAACAGCAATCCATGAAGACGGGACGTTATTCGTAGGAGACAGCGATTGGAACTGGAACGATATCTGTGAGTATGGTCGTTATGACGAAGAGCGTGACGATTACATCATTCCGGAGTGCTGGTGGGAAAGCAGATGCTTCACGCCGGACGATGCTTATAACTGCCCGGTTGACTGTGAAGTAACCCATTGGATGCCGATGCCGGAGTTGCCGGAGGAGGAAAACGATGGCGATAAGTAAGAAAATCCGCGAAGAAGTATACCGCAAATACGACGGGCACTGTGCTTATTGCGGCAGAGAGATTGCATACAAAGATATGCAAGTAGATCATTTTCTCCCACTGAGGGCATGGGGAATTGAAGATGCGGGGACAGATGATATTTCGAATCTCATGCCGTCCTGTCGAATGTGCAATCATTACAAGCGAGCCCATACGCTGGAAACATTCCGGCGCTACATCGCGGAAATTCCGAGAAAGCTGCGCGAAAATTACATCTATAAGGTTGGCGTAGTTTACGGGAATGTGATCGAGAATGAAAAGCCGATTGAGTTTTACTTTGAGAAGCAGAAAAGTGCAACTCATTTGGGAAAGGGGTGCGAAAATGGCTGAATACATTAAGCGGGATACTGCCATAAGAGCGGTGATGGCGGCAAAATGGGTGGACGGTTCCGACGGTGCCATGGCAATGGAGATTGTTGCCTCGCCGCCTGCCGCCGATGTTGTGTCGGTTGTGCATGGGTGGTGGAACGCAGACGAAACTTGCTCATTGTGCGGAGAGAAATCAACGGAAGGACTGGACGCAACGAAGTGGAACTATTGGCTCCCTAACTACTGCCCCAACTGCGGGGCGAAGATGGACGGAGGCGTAGACAATGGCTGAGTATATTGAGCGTGAAGCGGCGGAAGATGCAGTCGGAGAAGCGCACCTAAAGGGGCTTAATCCGCTTTGGGAGTTGCGCGACGTTCCTGCCGCCGACGTTGCGCCGGTGGTGCATGGGCGGTGGGATGATTCCGGGAGATATACGTTCCCGAGTGGTGCCGCAGCTGTCAGGTGCACCAACTGCGGCTGCGCACTGACAGAGAGCGAGTATCGCCTGAACAACTGGAATTACTGCCCTGTATGCGGGGCTAAGATGGACGGAGGTGCGGACAATGGCTGAATACATTGCGAGAGAAGAGTTACTGGCACAACTCAGAGCAATGGAATCATACAACGCCTCGCCTATGTACCGGCGCGGATATGATGATTGCGTTGAAGCTATTCTGAAAGCACCTGCCGCCGACGTTGCGCTGGTTAAGCGCGCTCACTGGATTGAGCAAGGCGGAATGCAAATTTGTTCCGGCTGTGGTGAAGAACATACATGGGATGATTTCCGCGCTGCGTATTGTGATTGCTGTGGCGCGAAAATGGACGGAGGCGCAGATAATGATTGAACTTAAATCTTGTCCTTTCTGTGGTGGAGAAGCGAGGTTGTTTGTAAATGACGGCGTAAGAGTGCTTTGTACTAAATGTCGCGCTTCTTCAAAAATTTTGGTGGACAATGAATGCTACAAAACCAGCGCTGTTGAAAAAGTGATTGAAGCATGGAACAGGAGGGCGACCAATGGCTCAAATTAACAATGAAGTATTTGACAGGCCAATTAAACCGGCGGCGGCGCGTGCCCTTATCGCAACGGTACGAGATATCGCACCGTATCTCACGATTGGTGAGTGTTGTTCGATTGTAGCGGTTGTGCAAAACGCTATTAAGCGTATGGAGCAGGAGGACAAACGATGATATTCAAGAAAAACGGCAAGGTGTACGGCAGCATTGAGTCGGTGGTCGGTGAGCATTGCCAAAAACAGCGGTATTGCTTTAATTGTGTGTTATATCGCAGGAGAGGTACGAAATGCTGCGAAGAATACGCGAATGAAAATCCGAAGGAAGTGGCGCACTTACTCGACTTTGAAGTGATTGACGACACCCCCGACATCCGCGAGGTAGTCGAGGAAAACAGCGAGGACGCAAAGCGCAAACTGACCCGTGCGGACATCCTGCAAGCGGCGGAGAAGTGCGTATGCGGACAGCGCGAGCAGGACTACGGCACGCCGGAGGATAACTTCAAAGCGATTGCGGAGCTGTGGGAGGCGTATCTTAATAAAGCCTGCACAAGGGGCGTGAACGTGCGCGTAGAGGCAAAGGACGTTGCTGTAATGATGGCGCTGCTCAAGATTGCACGCATTGCAGCAGGCGGCGGAAAGGCTGACAGTTGGATTGATCTTGCAGGCTATGCGGCATGCGGGGCGGAATGTGAGGGAGTAACGGAATGAAGTTCAGAAAGAAACCTGTTGTGATTGAAGCTGTCCGGTGGACGGGCTGTTAGGGAGGAAACGTACTTTGAAGAAATGCCCTCGCTGTGGGAAACTATTGGAGGATTCTGAATTTTACGTTCAGAAATCAGGCAGACATAAAGGAAAGTTGACTTCTTGGTGTAAAAAGTGCTGCTCAAAACAAAGCGCTGAAAGATATAAAAATAATATCGAAAAATGCAGAGAAGAGCATAGAAACTGGGTCAATAAAAACAAAGACAAGGTTGCTTTTACGAAAGCAAAAAGCGCATACGGAATAACCAAAGAAGAATACGATTCACTAATAAGAAAATGCCAGATATGCGGAAGTGAAAAGAATTTGGTAATAGACCATTCTCATCAATCCGGAAGAATTCGGGGCATGTTATGCAACAGCTGCAACAAAGGACTGGGATTTTTCAGAGATAATCCGGCTCTTTTAGAACGAGCAAGTGACTATGTTTTAGGGGAATACGAACCTATAAGGAGGGTGGAAGAATGACCATCTCTGAAATCGCTGCCCAGATGGGCGTTACACCGGAAACACTGGTGCAGGAGGTTATTGCGCGGGAATCGGTCAAGTTTCAATGGCTTGTAATTTTGGGCGCACTGGCGATAGGTTTATCAATTTTTATCCTTTTGGCTTGTGTCATATGCAACAGCGAAGGGGTACCGGTGTTTGGTTTATACACTGCCTGCGGATTGATTTTTGTCGGTGTGATGTTGCTCACGAACGTGATCGGCTTGATTGCATGGAAAACCGCGCCGGAAACCACGGCGAACCAGTACATTGTTGAACATTATGGAGGTGGACAGAATGATTAACCTGCACAAGCTGGACAAGTTCCGGCTGAAAGACAGAGAACGCGAGTTTTACGGCTGCACCGGCGACAGCGGAAACGGTGTTTTCAAGGTGTTTGTCGGCGGCAAGTCGTTCCGCGTGATTGCAAGCAACGGCATGGGATGGGAGCACGTCAGCGTTTCGCCCGGCTCTGCGCAGCGCAAGTGCTGCCCGACGTGGGACGAGATGTGCGCGATTAAGGACATGTTTTTCGGCGAGGACGAGCGCGTTATGCAGTTCCACCCGCCTAAGTCGGAGTACATCAACAATTATCCGTACTGCCTGCACCTATGGAAACCGGTAGATACGGAGATTCCGCACCCGCCGATGATTTGTGTTTGAGGTGATACGGTGAATTTTGAAGAAATTGCGTTCCGCGTATTGATCGGAATGCTGTTGGTGTTTACAGGCTGCACGTTGGCAGCACTGGCGATTATGCTGCTTAAAGCAGCGTTAGGAGGATTCGCATGACGGCTAAGTACATCAAGATGGGCGTGGAGGAATGGTACACCGAGGTTTACAAGTGTATATCTTGCTGTGCGGATACGATGATGGTGAACAACGAAAGGTATCGAAAACCGCGATTCTGCGCAAATTGCGGAGCGGCGTTTACGCAGGAGGAAAACGATGAACGCAGTGAGTGAAGATGTAAAGATGCTGGTGGAAAAGGAGTTGGAAAGCGCAAATGAGCGTTTTCCGCAGTTTCACTCGGAGCACGAGGGATGGGCGATAATGCAGGAGGAATCCGAGGAGCTACGGGAAGAATGCGACAGTATCGAAATGGCAATGGAGCAGCTCTGGCACCGTATCCGTGACGGTATCCCGACGGCACAGCATGTGGCACTGGTTGAGCAGTACGCCGAAGCAGCGGCTTGCGAGGCTATACAGGTGGCGGCGATGGCACGGAAGTACCTTGATATGTTGGAGCGGATGGACGAGTGAAGCGGTATAGCGCGGAGATGCGGCAGTATCTGGACGAGATGCGGCGGTATGAAAATTGGAGGTACGGAAATGGCGAAGAAAAAGAAAGTCAACCCATACCGAATACCGGCGACGCAGGGTGACATAGAAAAAGCCAAACGAGACGCAACGAACACGGCGGTTGCGTCTACATGGGCAATTATGTTTAGCGTTCTACGGGATAAAGAAGGGTACGACTATGACCGATTACGGCGGATATGGGACGAAACAAACTACCTCGCAGACAGTATCGCCCGAAAATACGTTAAGATCGACGATCTGATTGAAGAACTGCGGGAGAATGGAATAGCATTAGCATGAAAAAGAAAAGCGAATGCGCTGGGTGCGCATACTGGCGGGTACTTGGTACAAGCCAAGGGTCTAAGGTATGGGCGTGTCATTATTTGATCGACACGGGGAAATCGCGCGGATGTGAACCGGGCGTGGTTTGCGTCCGCAAGGCGGCGAGAATCAGCCGCCGTAGGCGATATACACAGCACGGTATGGAGGAGGTAGTGGCACACGACGACTAAGGAATGGCTCAGACGAGGGATTGACCTTGAAAAGTCGATCTCTGCGTTGGAAGAAGCACGAGTAAGGGCGTGGACACGGGCGACAAGCGCAACGGCAACGATCAAGGACACGCCGGGCGGCGGCGGTGACGTGACCGCAAACAAGGCGGATGCATATCTTGCCCTATCCGAAAAGATACAGAAAGAACAGGAACGGCTTGCACTGATTAAGGCCGAGATTATCAGCACCACGGCAAAGGTGCAGGATGCGGCGCTGCGGGTGCTGCTGATCGAACACTATGTAAACGGTCGGACATGGAGAGAGACCGCCGAGAGAATGAATTACAACGAAGTGCACGTTCGCGGAAAGATGCACGCACGGGCGTTGCGGGCAGTAAAACATATACGCACAGGTTGTGCATAAAGCTGTGGAAAACGGACTACACAATACTACAAAGAATGGTGGTATAATGATATCGTGATAAAAGCCCTAAAGGACGGAATCACGGAGTTTCGTTCCTCCACTTTCAGCCCGCCGAAAGGCGGGTACACGCCCGAAAGCCTGCGTGAGGGCTGACGGGTGACAAGCCTTTCTGTTTAACCCCAAATACCTACTTAAAGCGGTGGGGAGACCTGCCGCTGACCTGCTCCAAAGTCTGCATGAGGGCGGAGGAGCAAAACGCCTTTCGCGGAACGAAGGCATTGATTATCCTTTCTATTCTTTTGGCGTGTCATTTGCGCGGCACGCCGATATGCTCCAAAGCCTGCATGAGGGTGACGGAGTAATAACATTTATGCTACAATGAGAATGGAATGCGGAGCCTGCGGGCAACAGGCACCGCAAACATGCCCGGATGGCTGCGTGAGGTCGGACGGGTAACGTATGGATTAACCAAGGGCAACGTGGCGGACTTTTGCAAGCCTTGCATGGTGGACAACGTGCAAGGCAATCTGTTCCCGAAGCTGCATGAGGCGGAGGGAGCACAACGCCTCCAACGAGGACGATAATATTCTGACAGCTCGGAAAGACGAGCGCTGTTTCCGAACGCCTGTGAAGCTGCTGCAACGGCTTTGCAGAGTTCAGCGGGTGCTTGCAGGCACGCCGCAACCGGGGTCGCTCCCCGCTGTAACCTTACGAGGGAATCAGCCGGATTACAGACCGATAGCAACTGCGACACGACGGAGAGCAACGCCGAACAGCCCATAATGAGAGGGCGAGTGCTACTGGATAAGCACTCACACGGACTTAGTGAGCCGAGAGCAAAACACCAGTTTGCTAACAAAGTTACAAAGCCGATACGGCGCTTTCGGGTGGCTAAGTACACGCCGCGAAAGAGCACCAGTCTGTTTATCTCTTGCAATAAACAACCTAATCACACAGAACGGAAACACAAGTAAACTTGCGAAAGTGAGGTAATACCTCTCTGGATTTCATACAAACCGTTCTGGACAGCGGCGCAAGCCTCGGTAAAAGCCCGACGTACAGACGCGACGATAGCGTTCATACCTCCCTGTGGAGGTATACCGGTTTGCATAGTTGCTGAAAGCGGGTGCGAGTCCTGCGGAACCGAACAACAGTCGTATAATGACAAACCCCGCTCACCTTATGGCTTTGGTGAGCGGGGTTTGTCATAACATTGATACAATCAGGCAAGATAAATCTTTTCGCCGATCAGCTTTTCTTCGCGCTGCAAGTCGATAGGGCAAATGCGTTGGAGAGTAGAGCCTACCGCAAGTTTTAGACCCTCGAACTTAATTCGGCCTGAAAACAGACCATTTACTGTATCAGTCTGCGCTTCGGTTGGAATGAATGGCGTTTGGATGCCTTTACAGTCGGCCTCGGAAAGCTCGCGCGTGTGAAGGTAATGGTTCCCTTCGCCATCGACAAATCTCCAGCTCCGGAAGATCAAGGAGCCGTCTGCCCGGATTGCAAGTTCGAGTTGCAGCGGCATAGCAGGCGAGAACGGGCAAGCATAACAGATCAAATCTCCGGTTTCGAATCCCTCAAATTTGCGGCTGAGGTCGATGGTATAAACATCGCCCTCAAAATTCGTCGTGTAGTCTTTCACTACTTGAATTTTCATTTTGCTGCCTCCTTTACTCGGTGATAATGCCCGGCGTGCCGTAGTAACCGTTGTCGATTTTGGTTACAACTTTGGATTTGTCCACATCGTAGGGGGTGCGGACGGAAAGAGTGAAGAAATCATAGCACTTTTTATTGATGAAAAAGTTGCCGCTGTAGCCCTGCGCCTTGTAAAAATCAATCCAATCCTGTACGGTTTTGTTAGAAATCATGTTGCCTGCGTTGTCCCAAACTCTTAAATCTGCCATGATATTTTTTCCTCCTTATTTGTTGTGAATAGTGTATCACGTTGTAAGTCCGATATGCAGGACTTTAGGTTTTGCGCTGTTGTGATAATTGTACCCCGATGTGCGGGGTAGTGTCAATATGTTCCGCCGCGGGTGCGTGAGCCGGGCGGGAGATTAAACAATTTCAAAGCTGACACCCTCAATGAATAAGATAGTACCGTATCCGGGAAGAAATGCACAACGGCGTCCAACCCATTCCGGGTGATTGCCTTGGTAATCCTGATAGGTGGATTTGTAGTCGTTGCCGATGCGGTCGTATTCTGCTTTTGTGATGCGTACCATGGTAAGTCCTTTCTGCCCTCGTGACCTCCGGGGCGGGTGTGGTTAAGATGGTTAGTCAATAGCGCAGTAGGTAAGGGCATCATAGCCCATATCAGCAAGCGCCTTGGTCATTACCTCGGCAGCGGTCTCGCGCTTGTATGCCTGACCGGGAATGTGGAAGCAGATAACCCAACGCCGGTTAAAGCACTTCCACTCAAAGCAGCCGCATCCGGCCTCCTTGCAAGCCTGCTCAATCTTGGCGGACTGCCAGCGCGGGAGCAGGAGCGAGGGCGCATCTAAATTGCAGGTGCCGCCGTCCTCAACTTGTGCGGCTGCGGCTTTGCCGATCTCGTACACCTTGCGCAGATCGTCGCGGAGCTTGGCGTACTTGCCGGTAAGCGGCTTGGGTGCTGCGGGCTTGGTGTCTGCCGGGTAGGCGGTCAGCAGCTCGTCAAAGTCTGCGATTGCGTCCGCCTCGGTGCGTGCCGTGCGGCAGGCAATCTCGTGGCCGTTGGGGTACAGGAGCATAGTCTCGTATTTGCCCGGCGCGAGTTCGCAGGTGTCGAGGATAACGCGGCTGCCGTTGTGTTTGTACTCGGTGTGCTTGATGGTGTTCATGGTAATGCCTCCAAATCAAAGATTTATGGGTGCGGGCTTTAAGGGTGAACCCGCGAGAACCTTTAGTGCTGCGCATCGTAAGCGGCGAGGGCTTCGGTAAGTCCCTGCTTAAAAATCTGCTCCGCCTTGTCATCCGGTAAAGTCCAGTAGTCATTTGGCATACATTCGCACATAGCGCAGGGGCGGTAAAGGGGGCAGCGCTCACAATTGCCGCGGCTGCTGTCGCTGTACTCCGTGCAAAAGCGCTTATAGATGCGATCGAAAATATCTGTGTTAGTCATGGTGTGTACCTCCAAATTAAAATCATTGTGGCTGCGGGGCTTTGGGATGAACCCCGCGAGAACCGTTATTCCTGAGCTTTGCGCTGATCTCTGATCTTTGCGCGTACTCGCTTATACATCTCAATGCTTTCCTCGACTACCTCCCGCCGATCGGCGGTGGTGTTCGGGTCTTCCTGCTCCCTGATCAGATTACAGATAACTGTTGTCAGCGCCATTGTTACACAGAGGCTATCACCGCGGGTCAGTTCGAAATTCATCATTTTACTTTACCTCCTTGTAGATACAGCCAGTCCATACTTGGTTTGTCGTGCCGTTACAGCTTTTGTTGAGTTTGGCGCAGTTGATGCACATGGGGTTGAGCGTTGCGGTCATTGTAGTTACCTCCTTACTTGATGCAGTAGCGGCGAAGCTCGCTGTCCAGTGCGTCAGAATCGAGCCATTCATCGAAGCCTTCCGGGTAGCGCTTCTCGATCTCATCCATGCACCAGCCGCGAAGCATTACCTGCGCCATGTGGTTTTCTCTATCGTACTTCTCGGTGCTTTCCCATGTGGCGAAAAGCTGATCATCGGTCAGGCCTGCAATTTTTGCGATTGCGATTTTCTCGGTTGCGGTCATATTGATTACTTCCTTTCGGTGTTCGTTTCCTTTACTGTGACTATAGTATAATATATTTGCGCAAGTATAGCAATGGGTAAAATAACTATATTTGCGCAAGTATATTTGTGAATTGTGTATATTTACACAAATATATCTTAGGCGTATAATAGCTATCGTTAGGAGGTGCTGTTATATGTCGTCCAGCAAGGCACAGCAGAAAGCAACCAATAAGTACATCAACAAGGCTTATGACCGGGTTAATTTGACCCTGCCGAAAGGCAAGAAAGAAGAGATCAAATCCCATGTGGAAGGCCGGAGCGAAAGCGTGAATGGCTTTATCGCTCGTGCGATTGATTGCCAGATGGAGCGAGACAAAGAGGAGGACAAAGCGTAGTGTATGATAGAGTAGATGCAAGCAGCGGCGAAAGCCTTTGCCGTACTATGGCAGAGGAATGCGATACCGCAATCTTAGCATTTTCCACAGGTAAGGACAGCATTGCAGCGTGGTTGCAGTTGAGGAAGTATTTCAAGCATGTAATCCCGTATTATTGTTACACTGTGCCGGGTCTGGAATTCGTCGAAAACAGCCTCGCATACTATGAGGATTTTTTCGGCACTCACATTTACAGACTGCCGCACCGGTCTCTGTACCGCATGCTGCGTAATCTGGTGTTTCAGTCGCCGGAGCATGTAACCAAGATCGAGGCGCTGGATTTGCCCGGCGAAGAATATGACGATGCCGAAATTGGCGAGATCATCCGCGAATGCAAGCGCCTGCCGGAATGCGTATACACTGCGACCGGCGTTAGAATGGCAGATAGCCCTATGCGGCGTATCGCCATGAAAACACATGGAGCAATCAACCACAATGCAAAGCGGTTCTATCCGGTGTTCGACTGGGTAAAAGCCGACCTGCTGCGCGAATTTGATGCAAGCGGTGTTCGGCTGCCGGTAGACTACAAGCTGTTCGGTAGAACGTTCGATGGTATTGATTATCGGTTCTTGAAGCCGATCAAGGAGAATTTCCCGCGGGACTACGAGAAGATTATCACATGGTTCCCGCTGGCAGAGTTGGAGTTATTCAGGAGGGGCGAACTGTAATGGGATATTGGAACGACGACGAAGTTAAGGAAACAAAAGACGATCACATTGAATTAGAGCAGCTCGAAAGCGAGTGCCTCGATGAATTGGGAGACGTAGAAAAGAGTTTCCGTGAGCGCATGGGCGCTGAGAACAAGCGATTCCGCGATATGTGCGACACTGAATATTGGTGTTGTATCTGCTTTACCAGCAGAGCGCAGAAAGAGGAATTTCTCGCATCCCTCGAATTCGATACCGATCTAAAGTATATCGAAGGTAAGGAATTCGCGCGGGCGGTCAAGCGTCCGATTAAAACCGAAGATATGAAGTTTGCGCGAATCGGCAAAGGCTCAAAAGAATATTTGAGCAAAATCATTGGTGAATAAATATAACGGAAAGGATTATCTGCGAAAGATAGTCCTTTTTGTATATTTGAAAGGAGGTGTGAAGCATGGGTAGTGGTTATGGTAGTGGCAGACTTGCAAACCGTGGTCGTTCTGGCGGTGTGCGCCGTCGTAGCGTAGCGGTTGGTCGTCGTGCGGCTGGCGCTCGTGGCGCTCGCTCGTCCTCGACCTAAGCAAACACAACTCAACAGACAAAGCACCGGGAAAGTCTCGGTGCTTTTCTATTGGGTGAAAGGAGGTTATGAAATGCCGAGAGGCAGACCGAAGAAAGTAATTGATCTTGAAGCTGTTGAAGAACTTGCCGCAGAGGGCAACACCCAAGCGGACATTGCGGACGCTCTGGACTTTGCGAGAGGAAACTTCCTGAATCGCAAGGATGTAAGGGCGGCTTATGTGCGCGGCGTGTCACAGATGCGCTTGCGTTTGAGACACTGGCAGGTACAGGCGGCTAAAGGTGGAAATATACAAATGCTGATCTGGTTAGGCAGGCAGTACCTCGGGCAGAGCGATACCCCTGCGCCGATGGAAAGCGACAACGACAACGGCGTGCAGCCGCTCGTTGATATGCTGATGAAGCCTGCACCGGACAGAGACATAAAGGATTTTGAAGATGGATAATATCCCCGCACCGTTCACGAAAAAACAAGTGGATTATTTCTATAAATCCCTTCATAGCTGGTTCAACGTGGCCGAGGGCGGCAAGCGTGGCGGTAAGAACGTATTGCAAACAACGGCGTTCTGCGCTCGATTGGAAAAGCACCCGAACAGATTCCACCTCATTGCAGGCGTTTCTACTGCGTCGGCAATGCTTAATATCATCGACTGCGACGGTTACGGCATGATTAACTATTTCGGCAAGCAGAATTGCCGGGTAGGTAAGTACCAGAACCGAGACTGCATCTACGTCAAGACGCGGAACGGCGCTGAGAAGATCGTGCTTGTATCCGGCGGTCGTAAAGACGGCGACGAGAAGAACATCAAGGGCAACACTTACGGCCTTGCGTATATCACAGAGGCAAACGAGTGCCACCCTAAGTTTGTGCAGGAAGTCTTTGACCGTACCATGACGAGTGGCGACCGTGGCATTTATCACGATCTTAACCCGAAGGGCGAGAACCACCCGTACTACACGGACGTGCTCAACTTCCACATGGAGAAGCAGCGGGAGAACCCAAACTACGGTTTCAACTACGGACATTTCACCATTGCAGACAACCTTTCTGTATCGGATGAACGCTTGAAAGAAATCCTTGCGACATACGACCGCAAGAGCATCTGGTATCAGCGTGATATCCTCGGTATGCGACGTGTTGCAGAGGGTCTGGTTTATCCTATGTTCTCGACCGAACTGCACGTTACGGATGGTGAAGGTTCCGGCAATCGCTGGTTTGTGTCCTGTGACTACGGCACGATTAACCCGACCGTGTTCCAGCTTTGGCGATTTGACGAAATGACATGCAAATCAACTTGCGTGCGTGCGTATCGGCACGACAGCCGCAAGGAGAAGAAACAGAAAACAGACGAGGAATACTACGCCGATCTTGAAACGTTCGTCGGCGGTCAGTATATCGAGGCGATCATTATTGACCCCTCGGCTGCATCGTTCAAGGAAACAATCCGCAGACATGGTAAATTCCGTGTGCGTGACGCAGACAACAGCGTGCTTAACGGTATCCGCCTGATGGGAACGCTGCTTGCTGCTGGTTATGCACAGTACAATGCAAGCTGTACCGGAGCAATCGACGAATTCGGCATGTATATGTGGGACGATAAATCCCCCGAAGATGCGGTTATCAAGGAATTCGACCATGATATGGACGCATCACGCTATTACTTCCAGACGATAGTGCGCCGAGAGGTTAGAGCAAGGGGGCTTGTGAATGTTTGAACGGTTGAAGCAGTTAATAAAGGCGGTGAGGCAAGCAATGATTCCGGCAAACAAAATTGAAGAACTGACAGGGGCGACGGCGGTCTATGATTCCACGATGCAGTCAAACATTGACCTGTGGCGACGGATGTATATGGACGATGCCGAGTGGCTCGGTCAGCACGGCAACCGGAATGTTACGTCTTGTGGCCTGCCGTCGGCTATCTGCCGAGCAGTAGCACGCCCAACCACCATTGAAAGCACCATCACTGTTGATGGCGGCGCACGAGCAGAGTTTCTGAATGAAAGCCTGCGCGGTATGATTCCGCACATGCGAATTGACGTTGAAAAGGGTCTCTCGGTCGGCGGTTTCTTCTACAAGCCGTTTGTCTCAGAGAACCGTGTACTTGTGGACTTTAACACAGTCGGCAGCGCATACCCAGTCAGTGTTGACAGCAACGGAGAGATCACAGCAGCAGTATTCGCAGATACCAAACGAGAAAAGAACCGATACTATACCAAATTGGAGTATCACGAACTGAAAAGCGGCGTGTACACCATCAAGAACAAGGCGTACAACTCCGACAAGAACGGTAGTATCGGCTCGGAAGTACCGCTGAATACTGTAGATGACTGGGCACAGATTGCACCGGAAACGACGATTCAGAACGTAGAACGTCCGCTTTTCGGCTTTTTCAAAGTGCCGATTGCAAACAACATCGAGCCGGAAAGCCCGCTCGGTGTGTCGCTTTACAGCGGCGCAGCAGTTGACCTCATCCGGCAGGCTGACCAGCAGTGGGAGCGGCTCATGTGGGAATATGAAAGCGGCGAACGCCGTATCCTGATGAGTGATTCTGCGATTCCACAGCGCGTTGTAGATGAGCACGGACTATCGCACACGAATCCGCTGCTCCGTGACCGTCTGTTCCGCCGAATGCCGTTTGAAGACGTAGACTTCTATCAGGAGTTTTCACCGGAATTCCGCAACGATGCACTATACAAGGGCTTCCAAGACACCTTGAAGATGATCGAGCTGAACTGCGGTTTGTCTTTCGGAACGCTGTCCGACCCTCAGACGGTAAACGCAACCGCAACCGAGATCGTATCCAGTAAGCAGACAATGTACGTCACTGTGAGGGATACGCAGGCGGCACTGGAACACGCTCTGAACGGCCTGCTGTACGGCATGGACGTTTACGCCACGCTTTACGGTCTTGCGCCTGCTGGTGATTGGGACTTGCAGTGTGATTGGGGCGACGGCGTTGTGCAGGACACCGAGAGCAAGCAGAAAGAACTTGCGGATATGCGCAATGACGTTTCTGCCGGTCTTATTCGAGGTGAGCTGTACATTGCGAAGAAGTACGGCGTAACCGAAGAAGAAGCGCGGGCAATGATGCCGAACGCTGAAAAGCTAATAGATGACGAGAAATGACCGGCTATCAGGAGGACGGAACATGGATAAACACAATTATTTACCTCGCGTAAGGTGCAGAGGGTATGAAGGCGATTTAATCTCTGTCGAACAGACATTCTGCGAATCGGTTTTGGGAGCAAATCCCACAGCACGTTATGAGCTGGTTATTTCGCCTGAACGTGACGTAGAAATCAAAATCGGCTGCGTTTCTTGGGACGAAATCGAACAACTTTGAAAATCGAATAATCGGTTTTGAAAATCGCATAGCACACTTTGATAAAGTGAATCCAGCGCCGAAAGGCGCTTTTTTCATGCCCGCAACGGCATTAAACTACGGAAATTGGCTATCCTGCAAGCCTAAAAGTGCAGGCAGATCGGTGACGGCGACCACCTAAAACGCCTAATCTGAAAGGAGTACACACATGAAGAAAGAAGAACTGTTAGAAATCGGTCTGACTGACGAACAGGCAGATAAGGTTTTTGCACTGAACGGCAAGGACGTTGAGAAATACAAGTCACAGGCGGCAGAAGCCAAGAAAGACGTTACCGACCTGCGCGACCAGCTCACCCAGCGCGACAAGGACATTGAGGACTTGAAGAAGAATGCGGGTGACGCGGACGACTTGAAGACTAAGCTCGACACCCTGCAGAAGAAGTACGACACCGACACCGCAGAATTCCAGAGCAAGCTCGATGCCCGCGATTATGCGGACGCAGTACGCGCCGGTATCACCGCAAAGGGCATTAAGTTTACCTCCAAGGCGGCAGAAAAGGCATTTATTGCTGACCTGACCGCAAACAAACTGGAAATGAAGGACGGCACGCTGACCGGCTTTGACGATTACTGCAAGAAGCAGCAGGAATCCGACCCAGCGGCGTTTCAGAGCGAAAAACCCGCTCCGACGTTTGCAAACCCGATTCAGAATCCCGCACCGCATGCGGTAAGCGCTGCCGGTCTGGCTGCACAGCGGTATTCCGCACAGTTCGCACCCAAGGGAAAGGAGTAAATAACCTATGGGCACTTATGTAAACAAAGCTGACGGTGCACACAAGCCGTCTATCCTCGCAAGCGAAGTTGGTCTGATTACCAAGACCCGTCTCATTCCCGCAACCCTCGGCACCGCTGACGGCAATCGAAAGGTTGTTAAGCAGGGCACTATCTTCCCGCTGAACGACAACACCGCAGAGGGCATTGTATTTGAGGACGTGGACGTAACCAACGGCGACCGTGTAGCTGCTGTTATTGTTGCTGGCCGTGTATATGCAAACCGCCTGCCCGCACAGCCGAGCGCGGACGATAGCTCCAAGACTGGCGCAAAGTCCACCCTCGAAAAGAGTGGCGTTGTTTTTGTTAACGCGCCGGAAACCACCAGAGCGTAAAGGAGTAATAACCTATGGAATTTGTAGAACTGCTGAAAGAAGCTGAACTGCTGGACTTCGGTCAGAATTTTAACATTGCCCGCCCGGAGCTGTCCGGCGACCGTCTGTTCCCTGATCAGAAGACCCAGAACATCACCGCAAAGTATCTCGCTATGTCTGACAGCGCATACCTGCCGACCATGGCAACCGTGCATGCGCTCGACGCAGAGGCACAGATCGGCTCCCGCCCGACCGCAAGCATCGTAACCGTTGAGAAGCTGCTCATCAAGCGCAAGATCAACCTTTCCGAGCGTGTCCGCCTGCTCCGCAACCACGGCGTAAGCACCAACAACGAGATTCTGGATTACATCTTCGACGACATGGCACGTCTGGCTGAGGGTGTAAAGACCCGTACCGAGGTCGCAAAGCAGGAACTGCTTGCAACCGGCAAGATGACCATCAACGAGAACCACGTCAACACTACGATCGACTTCGGCGTTCCGACCGACCACACGAACAAGGCTTTCGATTGGTCTACCGAGGCAAAGGCAAAGACCATCCTCGACGATATTCAGGGCGTGCGCGACGCTGCTATTGCAACCGGCCGTGTACTGCGTGAGATCGTCACCAGCTCTGCTGTTCTCAGCCTGCTTGCTAAGAGCGCTGTTATCCAGAACGCGCTTTTCGGCTCTGCTTTCGCTGGTCGTCTGGCAACTCAGGACGAGATTACGAGCCTGTTCTCTCGTCTGTTTGGCATTGAGCGCATCACTGTAAACGATCAGGTTTACAACTACGAAAAGGCAGACGGCACGCTGACCACTCAGCGCTACTTCCCGAAGAACAAGATTGCGTTCCTCGCAACCATGGCAAACGGTTCGTTCGGCGCTGGCCTGTGGGGTGTAACTCCGGAAGAGGAAGCACAGGGCGCATTTACTGCTGCATCGCAGAACCAGTACATCACCATGACCCAGTGGCAGACCCCCGACCCGGTTGCAATCTGGACTAAGGCATCCGGTATGTTTATCCCGGTTCTGCCCGACCCGAACGGCCTGTACATTGCAACTGTAACCCTGCCGTCGTAAAGAAAGGAGCAATCCGCCGTGTACGCAAACTATGACTTTTACCGCACCTGCTACAAGGGTAATCTGATTGATGAGAAGGATTACGACCGCGTAGCAGGGAGAGCGGCGGATATTATCTCTTGCGCAACGCTCGGACGCTCTGACGGCGTTCTGAGCGACACTGTAATGCACCGAGTAAAACGCCTTAACTGTGCGCTGGCAGAAGTCATGCACAATCAGGAAACCGCAGAATCCGCCGTCTTTTCTACGGACGGCGGCGCGGTATCCTCTGAGAGTGTCGGCTCGTGGTCTCGCAGTTACGGTGCTAACTCTGCTATTGCTGCACAGGTGCAGAGCATTGAAGATCGGCAAAAACGACTTATCGCACAGTATTTGTGCGGTACTGGCTTACTCTATGGCGGTATCGGCTGATGAAGTATCCTATTACTCCGGAATACCTTGAAAACGCGCCTAAACCGCTTGTAAAAGCAATCCTCGCAATGGAAGATGACCTGTTGCGTGAGATTTGCTCTCGCTTCAAGCTGACCGGCGAACTGAACGAGGTAACGATCAACGACATACGCGCGCTGAAAGCATACGGCCTGGATATGGATACCATCGAACGTCGTATCGCAAATCATACCAAGACCAGCACAGAGGAAGTGCAGGATGCGCTTGACCGCGTTGTAAAGCTGAACCGTGAGTATTACGGCGAGCTGTCCGACAAGGCAGGTATTACAATGCCACTTGAAATCGTGACGGCACGAGAAATTGAACTGATTCGCAAGCAAATGCTCGATGAGTACCGCAACATTACCCGCTCTTTGGGCTTTGCGGTGCAGACGAACGGCGAAATCGTGTTCCGCCCTATCGCAAAAGCCTATCAGGCTGTGCTTGATAAGGCGGAAATGAAGGTTTACTCTGGCGGATTTACGGTGCAGCAGGCGCTTGAAGATGCTGTACGGGAACTGGCTGACAGCGGTATTCGCACCGTTGATTATGCGTCCGGTTGGATGAACCATGCTGATGTTGCGGCGCGGCGTGCTATTGTAACCGGTCTGAATCAGGTTACATCCAAGTATGCCGAAGAAGCGGCTGAGGTGTTGGAAACCGACTTGTACGAAGTGACCGCCCATCGCGGAGCACGCGATAAGGACAAACCGCACGTCTGGTCAAACCATAAGCGCTGGCAAGGCAAGGTATACGCCACGAAAGACGGCAGCAAGTACCCGAATATCTACAAGGTTTGCGGATTGGGACAGGTTGACGGACTGGAGGGCGCTAACTGTAGACACCACCGGCATCCGTTTTTGGAGGGCGTTTCCGAGCGCGTCTATACGGACGATGAACTAAAGAACATCGACCCGCCGCCGTTTGAGTATCAGGGCAAGACTTACACCGCCTACGAAGCGACGCAGATGCAGCGAAAGTTGGAAACAGCTATGCGGAAGCAGACACGGCGTAGGATGGCGTTTGAAGCTGCCGGGGATACCGAGCAAGCCGACAATGCAAAGATACGTCTGCAAGCGTTACGGCGCGAATACAAGGCGTTTTCCGAAGCGGCAGAATTGCCGACACAGTTTGAAAGGGCAAAGGTGACAGCATGAAATTACCGCACACTGTGACGATCTTTCAGCCGTCCGGCCGAACAGTGCTTACAGGCGTGTTGCTGGAAAGCACCAGAGGCACAGCGGCAACGAAAACCGCACTCAACAGCGCGGATTCCGTCACGCTGCATATCCCTCTGCCGTGCGAACTCACGCTATCGCCTGAAAAGGACTATTTCGCCCGTGGTGATGTGCCGGATGAGGGCAGCTACCAGAAATGCCGTGAGAAACACGAAACGTACCGTGTTACGAGCGTTTCTCGGTATGATTACGGCCTGTTGCAGCATTTGGAGGTAGGCGGACGATGATTTATTACTCCATGAAACTGCATTTGCCGAAAAACCTGCTCGATAAGCGCGTAGAAAAGGCGAACAAGTGGCTTTGCGAGGAAATCATCAAGGACACCGACCCGTATGTTCCGGCGCGAACCGAAGCGCTGGCAATGAACGTGCAGCGGCACGGGCATACCATCGTGTATGCCTCGCCGTATGCACGTTTTCAGTATTACGTCAAGGTGATGATCGACCCGGCAACAGGAAGCACATTCGCGCCTAAGGGCGTGCGCAAGGTGTTGACCGAGCGCGACCTTAAATACAGTAAGGCGGTGCACAAACACGCGCAATCGCACTGGTTTGAGGCAAGCCGCGCGGTGAACGAGGGACACTGGAGGGAAGGAGTGCGCAAGATTTTGACCGATGAGTGAGAAATTGAACACGGTAACAGCTCGTGAACAAGACGGTGTTTCACGGGCTGTTCTTTTATGGCTGAAAGGTTATGCTCCCGAAATCGAGTTTGAATATCTCCCGCCGGAACGGTCAGGCATGATGCTTACCAGTGTACAGAGCGCGTATAAAACCGCACAGTACATTGACGGCGGATATGCTGCACAGTACCCGTTCGGCGTGATGTATCGCGCCCTGCCGACCGACAGTGAGGAACGTCTCGACGTTGAATCCTTGCTGAATGAGCTGGGAGCATGGGCGGAAGAAAACCCGCCTGATCTCGGCGAGGGAATGACCGTCACATCTGTTGAACGAACGACCCCTGCGGGGCTTATCGCTCGATACGAAGATTTAACAGAGGATTATCAAATCCTCTTAACCATTAACTATGAAGTAGAGGTGTAAAAATGGCAACTACTGAAAAGATCAAACGTCCTCTTATTGCTCATTTTCTGGATACCAGCGATAAGATGGGTGAGTATTCCGCTGCAAAGTGGGCACGAATCGGCAAGAACGTAACCGAAGCATCTACGGACTACGGTGCACAGACCGAGACCGAGCAGGACATTATCTCGGATTCTGCGACTACTGAGATTACCGGCTATCAGCCGACCATGAGCGTTTCTCAGCAGTGCACCAAGGGCGACGATGTGTTTGAGTTTATCGACAAGAAGCGTCGCGCTCGTGCTACTCTGGCAGATTCCCACGCATGGCTGCTGAATGTGGACATGTGGAATGCTACCAGTGACAGCGACACTGCGACTTATGTTGCAGAAGTACAGGAAGTATCTGTACAGGTTGATACCTACGGCGGCGCAGGCGGCGAATCCCCGACGCTGGAATATACGCTGAACTATGTAGGCGACCCGATTCCGGGCACTGTTAAGATCACTGGCGGCGCACCGGTATTCACTGCGAACGTATCCGTATAAGGAGGTAACGAGGAATGGATAGTATCCGCGTAAACAGCGGCGTAAAGGTTATTGAAGTCAACGACAAGGGAGAGACAATCTCCCTTCCGCTGTCTGATGATAGCTTTGTCAAAGGCTTTTTCGACCTGCTGAATGAAATCAAAGACAAGGCAACGGCTATTTCTGAGAAGAAAGGCGACGTTCTGGACACTCTGGACGATATCGTGGCGTTTGACAAAGACGTTAGGGACAAAATCGACGCGCTGATTGGCGAAAATACTTGCGCGAAGGTGTTTGGTGCGGTGCTTCCGTCCTCCGATCAGTTCCTGGATTTCTTCGCACAGCTTACCCCCATCATTGACAGCCACGTTGAGAAACGTGCAGCAAACATGAGCAAGTACAGCGCGGAGCGTGTCGGCAGTGTTTAACATGCTGCTCGACCGCCTGCCAAGCTCTTACAAGGGGTATCTGATTCGCACGGATTACAGAATCGGCATTCAGATTTCCCTTGCACTGGACGACCCGAATTTAAGCGATAATGACCGTGTATGGGTGGCATTATCCTTGCTTTACGGAGCAGGGATGCCGCCCATTGACATTGCACTGGAAGGTTTACAGTGGTTTGTTCGCTGTGGCGACGATAGAGAGATTGAACCCGGCGGTAAACGCATGATGTGGTTCGATTTCGATTCTGCACGGTTGTACGCATCGTTTCGGCAGACGTTCGGCATTGAGCTGCACAAGGTCAATCTGCACTGGTTTGAGTTTATGGCAATGATGGAAAGCCTTAACGAAGATTCGGCAATGTCTCATGCCCTGCAAATCAGAGGCACGGACACAAGCAAAATGAAGGGAAAACAGAAACAGGAATACGAACGTCTCAAACGTAATTTAACTCCTGCACCCGCACTTTCCGAAGAGGAAAAGGAAGCTATTGACGCTTTTTGGGCGCAGATCAATTAGAAAGGCGGTGAATAAATGGCGGATGGCTCTATCAGAATCGACGCTACTGTAAGCGACGAACAAGCGAAAAAGCAGATTGCACAAATGACGAAAGACATTGAGAAGCAATCAGCCGCCGTAGATAAACAAGCCGCAAAGGTACAAAAACTTGCTGAACAGTGGAACAAGGTAGCTGCCGGAGGCACGAAGGGCATTAAAATGCAAGCCGACCTTGCAGCAACGGAGAAAGAAGCCGCACGTCTGGCTGCTCGGTTGGATGAAGTAAACGCTGAGATTGAAAAGGCTCAGAGCGATTACAACACCAAACTGAAACAGGCGGCAACGGGCGCAATCCCACAGGAGGAATTCTCGGAATCGGCGCAAAAGCTGAATTCGCTTGTTGCGGAATCGGATAGATTGGGCGAAGCTCTTCGAAACGCAGATGATAAAGCGGCACAACTGAAACAACAGCTTGCCGAGATTAAGCAATCGTCCATGATGAGCAGCGCCGGTCAGAATGTACGGCAAAGCCTTGACAATGAGACGACGCAGTTAGGCAACATGAAGGCCGGTCTGAAACAGTCTAAGTCGGAAATGAATGACTTTGTAAGTCAAACAAATTCCAAAATGGCTAAGCTGAAACGAGTTATTGCGAGTTTGGGCGTTGGCTTGAAAACCTCTGTCGGCAGTCTGCAAAATTTTCTCGGCGGCAAATTGGGTGCAGCGATTGACAAGCTCAAAGCCAAATTCTCCAATTTCGGACGTTCTAGCCAAAAGTCCATGAAGAAAGCAACGGGCGGCGTGCAGTCGTTCGGTGTACGTCTGCGTTCTATCGTTGCGGGCGCGTTGTTCTTCAACTTGATTTCCAAAGCGCTTACGGCAATGGCTGACCGTTTGGGAAAGGCTCTGCTTGCAAACCAAACGTTTGCAAAGTCGTTTGGACAGGTGAAAAGTAACCTGCTGACGGCGTTCCAGCCTATCTATGAATCTATCATTCCGTGGCTGAATAAGCTGATGCAGGCTCTTGCACAGGTAACGGCGCAGATGGCGCAGTTTATCGCGTCTGTGTTCGGTACGACCGCACAGCAGGCACAGGAAAATGCAAAGGAACTGAATAATCAAACGGATGCACTGGATTCCACGGCATCGTCTGCGAAGAAAGCTGAAAAGGCCCTTGCATCGTTCGATACAGTCCAGAAATTAACCAATAACAGCAGTAACACGACCGACCCGAGCGCACCCAAGTTTGATACGGATTATTCCGCAGTAAAAAATCAGACACCGCAATGGCTCACTGACTTCTGGAAAGTATTTCAGGATTCGTGGGCGCAGTACGGACAGCAGACTATTGAAAGCGCAAAGAACGCTCTGTCTGCGCTGAAAGACATGGTTTCCGCTATCGGTCAGTCGTTTATGGCAATCTGGACGAACGGAACCGGACTTGAAACGCTTAACAACATTCAACTGCTGCTGCAAACTATCTTCGATCTGATTACCGCCATTGCAACGGCATTTACCAATGCGTGGAACACGAACAACACGGGCGAACAGATGTTGCAAGCAATTATGAACTTGCTGAACACGATTATTCAGATTATCACCTCTATTGGTCAAGCGTTCATTGCGGCATGGAACGATGGTAACGCGGGTCAAATCATGCTGCAGGCTATCATGGCGGCGATTACGAATGTTGTTAGCTTTGTAAATTCCATCGGTCAGGCATTCCTAACGGCATGGAATGATGCCGGTTTGGGCGAAAGCATAATGGGACATATTATTTCTATCGTCACCAATATTGCAAACGCGATTGGCAATATCGCACAGAGATTGCAGGAAGCGTGGGAGAAGAACGATAATGGCGTGCAAATTTGGGAAGCAATTCTCGGCATTGTTGATTCTATCCTCGGATTTATTGACCGAATCACGGAAGCTACTGCACAATGGGCGTCACATCTTAACTTTGAGCCGCTTATGGAATCTATCAGGAATATCCTGCAAGCGATCAAGAATCTTGCGGATTCGCTCGGTGATGTACTGGGTGATTTGTACGAAAATGTTGTCCTTCCGATGCTGACGTGGGTAATTCAAACCGGATTGCCGGGCTTAATTAATCTGCTTGCAAGCGTGATTCAGTTCCTTGCGGAGCATAAGACATTGCTTGCACTTCTCACTGACGCAGTAATTGGCTTTGTTGCAGCGTTCAAAATTGCTTCTATCATTCAGCAGCTTGCGTCTATGGCAACGGCAATCGGAAAGGTAGTCTCCGGAATTAGCCCGCTGACGGCTGTATTGGCTCTTGTAATTACGCTGACTGTCGGAATTATGAGGGCATGGAGCAATCTTACTCCTCTGGAACGTGCAACAACCGTTATTTACGGAATTGTTGCCGCTGTTGCTGCATTGGCTGTTGCACTTGGTGCAGTAACCGGCGCAGCGGGTGCTATCGCGGCGGCTGCTGCATTGGCTATCGGCATTGGCATGGTGTATAAGAACATCAACGCTGCAAGCAAACGATCTGCATCGTCCACAAGAGCCTACAGTCTCGGCAATGCCGATCGACCTGTTGCGCTTTCTACGAGCGATATCCCTGCGCTTGCAAATGGTGCGGTTATCAGCCCGAACAGTGAATTTCTCGCTCTGTTGGGCGATCAGAAAAGCGGCGTGAACGTGGAAACCCCACTGTCCACCATGATTGATGCGTTTAACGCGGCACTGGACGCACGCGGCGGCACGGTCAACAGCAGTCAACCTATCGAGCTGTACATCGACGGCGCGAAGTTTGCACGCATTACCGGCCCATACAACAGCGGCGAAACGCGGCGGCGCGGCGTGAGCCTTGTAACAGGAGGTGCATAAATGGAACTTACCGTAGACGGAAAGAAGTACAACGTCCTTGTTACAAGCCTTGCCCGTAAATTTCAGGTGCTTGACGGCAAGAACGCAGAGCGAACGCTCAGCGGCGCAATGATTCGCGACATTATCGGTACGTTTTACAACTACGAGATTACGATTCTTCCCGCAGTTGGCAAGTACGGCGACTACGATGCGCTGTACGAGGTTCTGAGTGCGCCGCAGGACAGTCACAGAATTGTTGTTCCGTATGCACAGAGCACGCTTACGTTTAACGCATATGTTACTGCCGGACAAGACAATCTCATTCGCAAGAAACCCGGAGAAGCATACTGGACGGGGCTTTCCGTTCAGTTTATCGCAATGGCACCGCAAAGGACGTGACACATGGGAACAAATAAAATTCTTTATCTGGATAAGGTGTTCACGGCAACAGATGTAAAGTCGGGGAATGTGTATCAAGCACGTTCCCCGATTGCTGCATCACAGGAAATTGATACTTTTAGTTTCGATGTATACAGTGAAGACACCACATTAACCGAATTTATTCGCAACACACCATTGACGTATTTCCATAATGATGAACAAATGGGAATCTACTATGTGCAGAAGGTCAGCCGAACGGCTATCAACACATATCATTTCGCCTGCACATCGACCGTAGGTTTGCTTGATGAGACATACCACGACGGCGGTATTTACACAGGCGAAACCGTGAAGGAAGTGTGCGAGGACATTTGCTCTCCGCTGACGGTTTACGTCAAAACAAATATTGCAAATATTGAGCTTTACGGCTGGCTTCCTATCGCGACACGGCGTGAAAATCTCACGCAGGTGCTTTTTGCGATTGGTGCTACGTTGAAGGTTGACTTTGACGGCGCAATTCGCATTGAAGGTCTGTGGAGCGGCGAGGCAAGCACAATCGACGCAGGCGAAATCTACGCAAGCGGTACGGTTGATTACGCAACGCCTGTTACCGAGGTAATCGTAACCGAACACGCCTATTCGCAGAGCGCAACGGAAACGACGGAGCTTTTCAAGGGTACAACGTCGGCAGGCGACAAAATCACCTTCGACGAACCGTGCTACGATCTTGCGGCATCTGGCTTTTCCATTCTTGCAAGCGGTGCAAATTGGGCAACGGTTTCGGCAGGTTCGGGCGTGCTGACCGGTAAGAAATACACGCACGTTACCCGACAGGTAACACAGCATATTAAGCCGAAAACACGCGAGCTTGTTACACAATCAGATAACACGGTAAAGGTAGAGAGCGCAACGCTTGTGTCTCTCGTGAACGCAACGGCAGTCGCAGAACGCCTTGCTGAGTATTACAGCCACAATGAGCGTATCAATTACAAAATTGCAACAAAACGCGAAATTCCCGGCGATGTGGTGCAGATTGCGCATCCTTACGGTGGCACAGTCTCCGGCTGCATTGAAAGTGTGGATATTACGGTATCCGGCAAACTTGCGGCAGAGGAAAGCGTGCTGATTGATTATTTCCCGCCGGACATTGGTGCGCAGGAATATTACGACACTGTGGAGGTGCTGACACAGAGCGGCACTTGGACGGTGCCGGAAAATGTGACGAGTATTCGTGCAGTGCTGATTGGGGGAGGGTCTGGCGGTTCGAGCGGATGTGAGGGCGAAGATGGCAAGAACGTGTACAACGGCGGCGCAGGCGGCAAAGGCGGCATAGCAGGCGCAGGCGGCGCGGGTGGAAAGGTTTACAGCGTTGAAATGAATGTTACGCCCGGAACGGATTACGCAGTGCAAATTGGTGCAGGCGGCAAAGGCGGCGTATATTCCGCAGACGGCAGCGTGGCCGGTACGTCTGGCGTGCAAACAAAGTTCGGCTCGCTATCCTCTGAAAACGGCTCATCTTCCGATATTGGTTTTGCAGACCCGGTCAACAAGCAGTTTTACGCTCAAGTCGGAGACGACGGCATCAAGGGCGGAGATGGCGGCAGCGGCGGCGAAGCAAACTATACAAGCAATGATAACAAGGTTCGTGCAGGCAAAGACGGAGGAAACGTCCTCGGCTACGCAGGTGGCAAGGGTGCAAGTGGCCTCGCGACTAAAAGCGGCAGCAGCTCAGGCGGTCAGATTGGCGTTTCTGGCGGTGGCGGCGGTGGCGGTGCCGCTATGGGCAACGCGGGAGAAGATGGCAATGCCGGACGCTTGGAATGGACGAATTTCGACACGCCTGAGCATAAAGGTTACGGATGGCTCGCAAAAGGTGGCGCGGGCGGCTCTGGCGGCAACGCAACTATCATTCCGAACATGCCGACCATGCTCGGCTGCGGTGGTGGAGGCGGCCACGGAGGCGGCGGCGGAGGCGGCGGCGGATTGACGCAAGCCGTAGACACGTGGAGCCATTCCGGCGGAGAGGGCGGCAACGGTTCCAACGGCGGCGACGGTGCACCCGGCTGTGTCCTCATCTACTACCGTGTATACCGTGCAAGCTCTTCCGGACGGTTTGTCACCCGTGACGGCAAAGGCTTTAATGAGAAATTCACAAGAAAGGTGGTTGTATAATGCCTGATGATTACATATCGCAGTTTAGCGGCGAAGAAATCGACAGTGCGGTGAGAGCGGCGCAGATTATCTCCGGTGCATCTACGCCTGCTGAACTGAGGAAGAAGCTCGAAATCCGAGGCGATACCATTCCGGTCAGCGCTGAGGATTCAACATTGATTTCTGAGGCGTTGACGAAAATCCCCACAACGTCCGGCGGCGGTGTCAACCCCAATTTGCTCGACAACTGGTACTTCGGCAACCCGGTGAACCAGAGAGGGCAGACGGAGTATTCGGGGGATAAGTATACGGTGGATAGGTGGCATCTCACGTCAGACGGCGTTTTGACTGTTGCAGATGAAGGTATTCGGTTGACGTCCGGAGCGCTCTTCGAACCTTTGGAATATGAACTTTCCTCGTTCTTGAAGGGGAAAACAGTTACTTATTCTTTCTTTTTTGCAGACAACACGTTAGTCACCAAAAGCGCTGTAATTCCGTCTACATGGGGAAATTGGGACAGTTTAATTGAGATTGGTGATATACAGCTCATAGGATTAGAAAGCGGCAAGAGAATTTGGGTGCGATATTCGAGCACGGCTACGGCTGTCGCCGCCAAGCTCGAGCTTGGCGGCACCCAGACCCTTGCGCACAAGGAAAACGAAAAGTGGGTGCTGAACGAAATCCCTGATTTCGGGGAGCAGCTGAGAAGGTGCCAGAGGTATTGTAGAGTCTACAAGGCGGGGACAACATTGCCCTGTCTTGCCTATCCTCAGATGGATGATGGCTGGTATGCGTCTGCCGGTCTACCAACAAATGGAATGCGAACAATTCCAACCAACAACTTGGGCGATGGCAAAAAGGTCGCTATTACAGACTTAGACGGCGCTGACGCTACACATGATGACATGAGCATGTCGAATTGGGGCCAAAACGAGAACATGCTGTGCCTCCGTATATCTGGCGGGTCTCACGGGACCCTAACGTCAAAGTTTCCATATTGGATCAAATTAAAGGAAGACCTAATCCTTTCCGCCGACCTATAAGGAGGTGACACACCATGAACCAAAAATCCCGTGTTTACGTCCTTCTGGACAGTGAAAGCCGTGTTTTGCGGCTTGAAGGAGAGTATTCCCTCCCGGCTGACCTTACCGGATGGATAAAAATCGATGAAGGTAATGGAGACAAATACGCGCTCGCGCAGAGCCATTATCTGTCAAAGCCGTTATACGACGGCGCGGTTCTGCGTTATAAGCTCGTAGACGGCAAGGTGGTAGAGCGCACCACTGAGGAAATCGAGGCGGATAAGGCGAAACTGCCGAAGCCGGTTATCCCGAAAACCAACGCAGAACTGGAAAGCGAGAACGCAAAGCTCAAGCAGCAGGTTTCCGCGCTCGCAGAACAGCAGAGTTTTTACGAGGACTGCATCGCTGAGATGGCGAGTGTGGTTTATGCTTAACAAAATCAAGACCTATTTTGAAAGGACGGTTATTATGATGGCAATGTTATTCGCGCAGAGAGTTATTCTCGGCAAGTGCGAGTTCGAGCAGGTGCCGAAGAAGCTCCAGAAGCAGGTGGCGGGAATCCTGATCGACGAATGCGGTATGCCGGAGCTTGTACCGGCGGAGTTCGGCGGTACCAAGGATGCGTAACATGAATAGCGCAGAAAACACCACTGTGCCGAACGCGATCATCGACGAGGTTTTTCCGAAGCGTATCACACAGCGTGAGGACTTCGCGGAAATCCGCGAGGCGGTGCGCAAATACAGGATTACGGAGCTGCATCTCACGCAGAAGTATAGCAGAAAGCAGGTGAGATATGCCGACTGAGGTTATCTGCACCATTATCACGGGTGTTGCCGGAATCATCTGCGCTGCTATGGCGGCGCAGTCCGGCAAGCGTGATAAGAGAGCAAAGGAAGAAGCGGAGCGGGTAAACCGGAGAGCGGAACAACGAGCCAAAGAGGGACGCTTGCAGCTTGCAATGCTTAACGCAAACTGTCAGCTTACCGTTGGCGTAGCAATGGCATTAAAGCGCGGTCACTGCAACGGTGAGGTAGAAGCAGGACTTGCGGCTATTGAAAAGACGACGAAGGAATACGAGCAGTTCTTAGAAGGAATTGCAATAGACCATATTGCGAGGTAAGAGTATGAAGGTAAATATTACTGTACGAATGAAGAACCCGTGGTTCTGGGTCGGTATTGTCAGCGTGGCAATCACGGCGATTGGTGTTGACCCGCAGACGTTTACGAGCTGGGCGGCTGTGTGGGACGGTATTGTTTCGGTGCTGTCTAATCCGGTGCAGCTCTGCACGATGTGCCTTGCAGTGCTGAGCGTGTTTATTGACCCGACGACGGCGGGCATTACGGATTCCAAAACGGCGCTGACTTATGTGAAACCGAAAAAGGAGGATAAATAAAGTGAAGAAAGCTATGTTATCTCAGCCGATGGCCGGCAAGACGGATGAAGAAATCGTTGCAACGCGCGAACAGGCGATCAAAGCGCTGACGGAACGCGGCTTTGAGATTGTCAACACGCTGTTTACTGATGAGTGGTACAGCAAAGCGAGCATGACAGAGCGCGGCGTTGAAAATATTCCGCTGTGCTTTTTGGCGAAAAGTCTTGAAAACATGAGCCTGTGTCACGCTGCGTACTTCTGTAAGGGATGGGAGAATGCACGCGGCTGTAAACTGGAACACGAGGCAGCAAAAGCTTACGGTCTTGAGATTATTTACGAGGAGTGATCTCATGAAAATCAATTTCAAGCAGTGCAACCGTTCGAACTTCATGGGCGGGCGGTCTGCGCCTATCCTATGGCTGACGCTTCACTTTACTTCGGGCGACGGCGACACGGCGAAGAACAACGCGGACTACTTCGCGCGGGAGGGCGATCTTCGAGCCAGCGCGCATTATTTCGTTGATACGAACGAAATCTGGCAGTCGGTCAAAGACAGCGACACGGCATGGCATTGCGGCAGGGAACGCGGCGGAAGCTATTATAACGACTGTCGGAACGCAAACAGCATCGGCATTGAAATGTGCAGTATCATCCGAAACGGTGTATACGTCATCCCCGAAGCGACGATGAAGAACGCCGCAAAGCTGACGCGGGAGTTGATGGCAAAGTACCATATTCCGGTATCGCGCGTGTGTCGTCACTATGATGTGACCCACAAGCAGTGTCCGGAACCGTGGGTACGCAATCCGCAGTTGTGGCGTAAATTCAAAACCATGCTGACAGAGAAAGAGGTTGAAGATATGACTGAACAGCAGACACGAAACATTGTAAAGCAGGAGATCAGCAAAGCGGAAAGCGCAAAGAAAGTATACAACAGCGTTGCCGAATGCCCGGCGTGGGCGAAAGACACCGTACAGAAGCTCGTGAACAAGGGCTTTTTGCAAGGTGACGATCAGGGCAAGCTCGCACTGACGACCGACTTGCTGCGCCTGCTGGTTATCAATGACCGTGCACACCTGTACGGCTAAGTTTCAAGTAAGTTGCAAGTAGGTTTCAAGTAAGCGACATTTACATCGGCTGCAAAAGATGGTATAATTCTATCAAGATTGAAAAAACGCATTGTTCCTGCGCTCCCCGAAGCCTTATGAACCTACATAGGGTATAGACGTAGAGGACGTGGGACGGTGTGTTTTTATAGGGTGCGAAGCGCGAAAGTGTGTCGCACCCGATTTTTTTATACAAGGGGAAAGATATGCGGTGACACCATAACGAGGGGATACCGCATGAAATTAACGGAATTTACAAGGCCGGAGGTGGAATACTTCCGGCGTGAGTGCAATTTTACACCAGAAGAGCGCGCCGTGTTTGATCTGCGAACATCGGCGCGCTCCATTACTCAGATTTGCATGACGCTGCACATGAGCGAAAGCACGGTGCATCGTCGGTTGAACAGCATCAAATGCAAAATGCTGCGCGTGCTGTGACAGCAAGTTGACAGATTTGTGACAGGTTTTCACGCCCGGCAGACCTTATACTGAAAGTATAAGGAAGTGATCGCATGAGTTACGAACAGAGACTTGAACGCATGGGGTATGACCCTGAGTGCGCTCGTCGCATTGTAGCAGTTTACCGCAACGCAGGCAACACAGATTGCTTAGAGGAATATATATCCTACAAAGAGGCGGTAAGCAAATCCATCAGCGAACACGTTACGGAGGTGCTGGGTTAATGGCATATCCTTATGGTTACACTGGCTACACGCCGCAGTATCAACAGCAGTACCCGCAACAGCCAATGCAGACACCAATGCAACAGCAAGTGCAATCTCCACAGCATATTGTTCGACCTGTGGCAAGCGTGGAGGAAGCGCGTGCGGTACAGACGGACTTTTCCGGTGCGCTTACTATCATGCCGGACACGGCGCACGGCGCGATTTACACCAAACAGCTTAATTTGCAAACCGGCTGTGCTGACTTTGTGATGTATCGCAGAGCACAGGAGCCGGAAACGAATAAACCTGCGGAAATAGATTTGTCAGATTATGTTCCGAGAACAGAATTCAACGAACTTATCCGACGGTTTAACAAGTTATGTGAACAACTGGGAGGTGCAAACGATGGTAAATAATCCGATGATGCAGGTGCTGCAGCTTATGAGGAACGGCGGAAATCCTATGATGATGCTGAACCAAATGACCGGCAATAATCCTATGGTGAGCACCCTAATGAAATCTATGCAGGGTAAAAGCCCGGACGCACTGCGACAGATGGCAATGAACATTGCAAAGGAACGAGGAATCGACCTCGATCAATTCGCACAGCAGTTCGGCATGAACATCAAGTAAATACGCAACTGTAAAAATCCAAGCGATTTTTTATAGTTCCTTTTCAGTTTCGGAATCTTGAATAAAAATCCGACGTGAATTTGTCATGTTCGGAATACGCGCGGTTCCGTTCAAATATATACTGAAAAGGAGATTTATTCATGGATAACGATTTCGCAACCGGCTATGCTCTCGGTTCCGATAGTGGCAACACTAACAACGGCTCCGGCATGTGGGGCGGCGACGGTTCTTGGATTTTCGCATTTCTGATTATCGCACTGATTTTCGGCGGCAACGGCTGGGGCTGGGGCAACAACGGCGGCAACGGTGCGAACGGCGCAGGATATCAGGGCGCGGTTACTCGCTCCGATCTGTGCAGTGAGTTCAACTTCAACAACCTTTCCCGTTCCGTTCTCGGCATTCAGGACGGATTGTGCAACGGCTTTTACAGCATGAACAACGGTATGCTGACCGGCTTCAACACGCTCGGCAGCGCGGTTTCTAACGGCTTCCACGGCGTGGACAATTCGGTTTGCCAGCTCGGCTATCAGAACGCCCAGCTTATCAACGGCGTAAACACCAACATGAACAACGGCTTTAACGGCGTGACCGCGGGCCTGACCGCACTCGGTACGCAGATGGCAAGCTGCTGCTGCGATACGCAGCGTCAGGTAGAACGAGGTTTCTGCGACACCAATTACAACGCCGCTACTAATGCGCGTGATATCATCCAGTCTACCCACAACGACACTGACCGTATCATTGCGCGGATTGACCAGATGGAAACTGCACGTCAGGCAGAGAAGATCGCGGCGCTCCAGACGGAGAACCAGACCTTGAAGTTCGCGGCTTCTCAGGAGGCGCAGAACAACTACCTTGTAAACGCTCTGCGTCCGGCTCCGGTACCGGCGTTCCCGGTTCCGGCACCTTACCAGTTTTCCGGCTGTGGCTGCAACACCTGCGGCTGCTGAGATACGATATTCAGGAGGGGGAGCAATCCCCCTACCTTTGATAGGAGGGAATAGTTATGGCTTGCAAGCCTGTACAAAAACTGTGTCCGAACCTGCGTATCTCACAGGGCGTGACTTACGCAAGCGGCGTGCTGACAGTGAACATTCCGGCGGGAGATTACCAGAACGGATGCGTATACGGAATCGTAATCGCTCAGAACATTCCGAGCACAACGATCATCGGCGCACCGGTAGTAATCACAATCGGCGACGGAACGGTAACGTATCCGCTACTGAAATGCAACGGCGCACAGGCGACAGTGTTTAATCTGGACACCCGTCACAAATACCTGTGTCGCGTTGTCACTTCGTCCAGCGGTGGAAGTTTCCGAATGCTCGGTAATTCCTGCTGCTCTCATTCTGACGCGCTGCGGTCTATTAACGGCACGGCGCCGACGGCATAAGGGGGTATCATCATGAAACGAGGAACCCGAATGCTGTTGATGCAGCACACCCGCCGAGAGAATGCTTCGCCGGAGGAATGGAGAATCCGCAAGACGTATCCCGAAGATCGCCAGCATTACGGCGTGCGGTATCGGTACAATCATATTGAGCCTTACGGTTACTATGATGAGCGTATTCACGGCGGCGAACCGGAGATGCGGAATTATCGCCGTTATTCTGACGGACGCTTTGCGCCGAAAAGTAGCATGGAATATGCGGAGTATGACGAGTACCCCGATTACGAGGACGAGATGCGCCCTATTGGCTTTCGTGACGATGATGCTTACATGGGGGATACTTCTTATGTAGGTGACAAGACGCACGGTTCTGAGCGCACTATGGGCTATGCGTCCAGCACGCACACTGGACGTATGACTAAGGACATGGCGGACGAATGGCTGCACAACATGCAGAACGCTGACGGCACGACCGGTCCGCACTGGACGTTTGAACAGTGCAAGCAGGTAATGCAGCAGCACAACATGAATTACGACCCGGTAGAATTCTGGGTGGCAATGAACGCTGTATACTCCGACTTTTGCAAGGTCAACGAGAAACACGGCATCCGCAACATTGATTACTATGTTGACGCTGCTTGTGCGTTCTGGCTCGAAGACAAGGACGCAGTAAAAAATAAGGAAACGGCATACTACCGGTATGTTGTAAAGCATTGA